TCTTTCCCCCGCATTTTTATCTTAAGTAATAATACTTTTGAAGGTAACCCCTTCATTATGTATCAGTCTTTTCTTAAGATAGATTTGAATTGAATATATTTTATTATAGACAGCATTTGATTTTGTTTCATTTGTTGATCAAGTTAAGAAATATATTTGAGAAAAAGTACTTTTTTCTAATTTTGCTTATTTTATTAAAATAAGCCACTTATTTATGAATTGATATTCATAACACGTCATATTGGACGGCGTGTTTAAATAATTCCTTTTTCTAATAGATTGAAGTCTATTAGAATAAATGTTTAGAAGTTTTTATCATCTTTTTGATGATAAAATATTGTACTGTGAGCGATCGAATTCGTTGGCGCATTGTTTGCGCTTTGGAAGAATATTGGGTTGTTCACCCAATTAGTGCCAGGTTTTTGCACTTTAAATTTACCTCTCATATCGTCCTTGAGAGATAAAGCACACTTTTGTGTGTATTTTAACCGAACGTTACCTAATCTTGTCGATTTGGATTTAATTTAAATTTGTGATGATAAATTAAAATCATGTATTTGTAAATATATTATAGATCAATATAAACTTTATTGATTGTTTTAATATTATTTACCATACCTCTGAATTTTAACATTATCCCCTATTTGAATTTGATTGGAATTTTTATTCCAGTTTTGCCGTCGTTGTCGACTTTAGACATGATTAAACCGAACTTAAAAATGTTCCCACCCCCCCAATACTCGTTTACGAGCCCATTATCTGGTCAAACAGATACCATTATTTTTAATGATACTATATGTGAGTTGGAGAGAGAGTGTTATTTAGGTCAGGCTATTTGGAAATGGTCTGATGCTAAAGCATGTAACCAAAGTTTTTGGTTACCTAAGAGAGGTTGTGTACTCTATTCGCCTTTTGTGAATAGAATGCGAGATTTGATTATTAAATATAATCAAATTTTGAGGACGTTTAAATGTAAACGTATGAAGAAATGTACTTTAGAGTACATTTCTAGTAAGATTTATGAGGAGTATTCTCCTTTGAAATCGAGTGATGTCTATCCTGAAGGTTATTATGATGAGCTTGGTGCTTATTATGAACCTGAGGATGAGATTGTAGTTTTACCACCTAGTCGTTATATTATTCAATCTGATGATACCATTGTTAGTAGTGTTAGAGATAGAGTAAGAAATTTTGTTATAGATAATTCTATTACTAAGTGGGTTATGAAAGACACGATTTTGGATCGTGAATATGTTGTTAAGTTAGTAGAAGATGTTTGCACTTTAGTTTATTTTATGACTAAAGCTGATGGTATTCCATCTTATATTGTTGCTATTGGCAATTTTGTCAAGTTGCGTACTGGTAAATCTCTATTTAATTCTACTATCTACGAGGGTTGTCAAGATATGTTTATGAATATTTTTGAATTGAACAATTTTACTATGCAGTCAGAAGATGATACTGACAAATTTGAGACAATTTTTAAGACTCTTAAAAAATGTTTATCAAATTATGATGAAGTGAAAAAGTCTGCTTTAATGCAGAAACTTCATACTTTTTGTATGTATATGATGTCGTTATCTGTTTTTGATAAAGTTGGTTTGACTATGTCTCGACTTGGTTTTGCTAAGTTGAAGCAGGAAACTATTAAGCAAAAATATGTTATGGGTGTAGATTTTGTATATTCTATGTTTGACACTTTATTGTTTTTATGTGAACGTGGTTATCAATGTATTAAGACTGGATCTATGGATCCAATTTATCATTCTGGTGCAGGTTATGAAAAATGGTTTATGAAATGTTCTGATATTAAACGCAAAAGTTTATTGATGCATGATCCTGAAACTCATGGTTTTAAGGAATGTGATTTTTTGCGTGATTTACATGATGTTATTGAAAAAGGAGAAAGTATTTATAAACATGCCACTCGTATTGGTGATGCTGAACGTTCTTCTGTGCGTAATTTTGTTAATGAGTTAAAGATGATTCAATCTAATGAATTGTCCACTCGTAAAGCAAGGGAGAATCGTAATGCTCCATATGCTCTTTTGTTAGTTGGAACGTCAAGTGTTGGTAAATCAACAGCTCAAAATGTTTTGTTTAAACATTTTGCCAAGAAACAAGGTTTACCTAGTGATGATTGTTTTAGGTATACTAAAAATCCTATTGCAAAATACTGGGATGGGTTTTTGACTTCTATGTGGTGTTTAATTTTAGATGATATTGCATACTTGTCTCCTAATGCTGCTCCTACAGGAGATTTATCTGTTATGGAGATTATTCAAATTATGAATAATGTATGTTTGGTCCCTGATCAAGCTGCTTTGCAGGATAAGGGACGTATACCTTTTAGAGGTAAGATGTGTATTGCATCTACGAATACTATTCATTTGAATGCACAATTTTATTTTTCATGTCCTTTAGCAGTTAGACGTAGATTGCCAAATATTCTTGAGATTCGTGTGAAGGATGAATTTAAGGATACTAATGGTATGTTAGATTATACTAAAACTGGGGTAATTAATGGAGAATATCCAGATTTTTGGATCTGGACACTTCATAAGATTACTACAATTGATCACGTTTCATGTAAAAATGAAATAGATCAAGTGTTTTATAATATTAAGGATTTTTTAGTGTGGTTTAATAAATCTATTGAAAATTTTGATGCTATGCAATTGAAAGTTTCTGAAAGTAATAAAGCGCTTGATGAGGTTGTTTTGTGTGATTGTGGTTTACCCACTTATATGTGTGAATGTGAACAATTTAGTTTGCAGGCTACTGATGAAGAGTTATTTGAAACTAAAAAGCAAATTAGTGTTTTGTGTGAAACTATATCTTATTATAATGCTGAATTGTTAAAAACTGAATGTTCTGTGAGTAAATTATATATTAAGCGTAAGTTAGATGAGAATAATAAATTGTTATTGAGTATGGAGAGTCAGTATATTAAAGATATGGCTCTTATTGAAGCTGGTATTAAAGAACGTATTATAGATATGCGTACTAAGGCTATCGAGAAAGAGGTTGATGAAAAATTTGCACGTGAGATTCAGAATCGTAAAGATATGGAACAGGTTGATAATTATATTGATGAACTTATGTGTGTTAATCGTAAAACAAATTATATTGAGCGATTTCTTGAATTTTTGAAGGATTTGTGTTTTAATATGTATATGTATATTCCATTTGTTGCTTGTTTATTTAATTTTTTATTTAAGTATGGAGGTGATAGATTTCGTTATTATTGTCGTCGTATTATGAGTTATGTTTTAAATAAATCAACGAAAGATGTAGCTTATTGGAAAGCTTTAGGTAATAAGGTTTATCAAAATATTGGTGGTAATCGAACTATGTTGGCCCTTGGAGCAGTTACTAGTTCAATTTTAGTGACATATAGTGTATGTAGTAAATTGTATAGAACTTGTAATCCAATGTCTCAAGGTGGACTTGAAGATATTGGTCGTAAACCTATTCAGAGGTTTGATGGTGGTAATGTATGGTATAAAGATGATATTAGATTATCAGCTTTTGATTTACCTCGTCAGAGTGTAGGTTATAAAACTCAACCTGATAGTTTTCAAAAAATGATTTTGAATAGTACATGTGCTATACATTGTAATTTTAAGAGAAATGGTCAGGATGTTATGAGACCCGGTAAAGCTGTATGTGTAAAGGGTCATGTTTATATGACTAATAATCACAATTTACCTGATGAAGGTGAGTTATCTGTTGAGATTATGAGATCAATGAGAGAGGATGGTATTACTTCTAATATTGTTGTTTTAATGCAACAGTGTCAAATTACACGTTTTCCTGAGTGTGATTTAGCATTTTTTGTAGTTAATAATTTACCTGTTGGGAAAGACATAACTAATCTTTTTTGTGAAAATCTATTAGTAGGTATTCATGATGGTTTTTATCTTACTAAGGATCGTAATGGTGGTGATTCTATTAGAAAAATTGAGAATATTAAAAATACTAGTAGTATTTTACATCCTACACATAGAAGTAATTTTGGTTATTATACTGGTGTGGTGAAGAATTTAACTGAGAATGGTGATTGTGGATCAATAATGATTGTTAATACTCACTATGGTCCTGCTATTGGAGGATTGCATGCTTTGGGTGCTGATCAAGGTTTTGTTGCATCAATATGTGTTAAGAGAAAATTTGTTGTTGATACATGTAATTTGTTGGAACCTGTTAGTGTGTCTATGGGTGTTCCAGTTTTGAGTGCTAAGGGTGCAGAGAGAGAGATTGGAGATATTCATTTTAAATCTCCTGTTCATTTTATTGAACAGGGTTCTGCTGCAATTTATGGTGGATTTACTGGACCTATTGGTTCGTTGAAAACTCGTGTAGAAGCTACTATAATGCAAAAGCGTTTATTGCGTGAAAAATATAGTGTTAAGTATTATGCTCCTGATGTTAGTTCATGGAAACCGTGGTATTTAGCAATGAAGGATATGATAAATCCCGTTACTAAATTAAATAATAGAATTTTGCAGGAGTGTAAAGAAAATTTTTTGAATGATATTTTAAAAGGTATTGCTGCTGAAGATCTTAAGGATGTTCATGTTTATGATGTAGAGACTGCTATTAATGGTATGCCTGGATTGAGATTTGTTGATGGTATTAATAGAGCTTCTAGTGCAGGTGCTCCATGGCGTTGTTCTAAATCTAATTTTATTGAAAAATTAGAACCTAATGAGTTATATCAAGATCCTATTACTTTTAGTGATGAGATTTTGGATAGAGTGCATGATATTATTAGTGTATATATTTCTGGTGTTCGTGCTATGCCTGTGTATACTGCTCATCTTAAAGATGAGGCTGTTAGTGAAGTTAAAGCTTTGCTAAGTAAAACTCGAGTTTTTACAGGATCACCAATTGATTGGTCTTTAGTTGTTAGGATGTATTTGTTATCTGTTATTAGATTGATTCAGAAGAATAGATTTGTTTTTGAGTCTGCACCTGGTGTTGTAGCTCAATCTACTGAGTGGGAACAAATTATGGAGTATTTGGTTTATTTTGGTGATGATAAAATAATTGCAGGAGATTATGGAAAATTTGATAAACGTATGCCGCCTACAGTTATTAAATTGTGTTTTGATATAATTTATGATATATGTAAACTCTCGGGTTATTCGGAAGATGATTTGCGTGTTGTGAAAGGTATTGCTGAAGATACAGCTTTTCCTTTGGTGGATTTTCATGGTACTTTGATGGAGTTTTTTGGGAGCAATCCTTCAGGACATCCGTTGACTGTTATCATTAATGGTTTGGCCAACTCATTATATATGCGTTATTGTTATGCTATGTTGTCTCCTAATTTATCTTGTAAGGATTTTAAAAAACATGTTCATCTTATGACATATGGTGATGATAATATTATGGGTGTTAGTGATGTTGTTAAATGGTTTACACACACAAATATTCAAGCTGTTTTGCATGATGTTGATATTGTGTATACAATGGCTGATAAGGAAGCAGCATCTATACCATATATCAATATAAATCAAGCTAGTTTTTTGAAGCGTAGATTTTTATATGATTGTGACGTAGATGCTTATTTGTGTCCTTTAGATCATGATTCTATTGAGAAAATGTTAATGGTTTGGACTAAATCCAATACTATTTGTGATAAAGCTCAAGCTATTGCTATTATTAATAGCGCAAATCGTGAATATTTTTTTTATGGTAAGAATGTTTATGAAAGTAGACAGAGATTGTTTAAGAGTGTTGTGAAAGATTTAGAATTAGGTAGTTATGTAGATAAGAGTACCTTCCCATCTTGGGAAGAGTTAGTTGAAGCTTTTAGGAAAGCTTCTGAAAATGTTGTGCTTAAACGCACTGTGGTCTTGGAAGACCTAAATAAAAATTCCATTCAGTCTAGCCCAGTTAGCTATTCTGTCTTAAATCAAACTTCAAATCAAGAAAATGAGGACGGTACCTGTGGAAGTACCGAACGTCGTGGGTCTCGACGTCATAGTGGACCTAATGATATACCATCTAATTGTGATTGGCGTACTTATATTAATTATAATTCATGTGTTAATGAATGTGCATGTTTAGAGTGTTTGAGTAATCTTATATGTAGATTGCAGAGAGTTAGAGCTGCAGCTGAAAGAAATTTAGATGTAAAAATTCAAAGTGAAGATGAATTTGTTGGTGATAGATTTCAAATTGATTATCTTGGAGAGGATGATGATGATCATTTGATTTTCTATCGTATCGAACGAGCTGAAGATTTTGTTCGATGGACTACTGAACCTGAAAGTGAGTGTTTGGTAGATACTTTTTTAGAAAATGAAGTTTCAATTGTTGAAACTCCTGAGTATATTGAGTATAGGCGTTATCGTAACTTTATCAACAAAGTGAGGCGATATGATCCTGAAGATATATATAACTTGTATAATAAATCTTTGGGATTGAATGATGAGTATAATTATGATATGTATATGGCAGTTAAGAATATGGAATGTGTATCCCAATGTTCATCTCCTGTTAATTATTATATACAGAGTTCTGATGTTACTGCGGAAGAAAATTTAGTCCTTGGGGGTTCTTCGCTAGCTTCAAGAGAAACACAACAAGTTTTACAATTTTTTGATGAGAATAAAGGTTGTAGTGAAGGTGAGGATGGTAAGAGAAATCTTCCTATGTCTGCTGATAATGTTATGTTGGGTAGTAGTTTAGGAGCTTTTTTGACTCGCCCTGTTAATATTTATTCTTTTACTTGGGCAGAAACTGATGCAGTTGCTACAATTAGACAATTTAATCCGTGGTCACTATTTTTTGGAGATACTCGTATAGCTAATAAATTACAAAATTATGCATTTATAAGATGTGATTTAAAAATTAAAGTTTTAATTAATGCTTCACCGTTTTATTACGGTGCAATGTATTTAGGCTATCAACCTTTGATTGCTATTAGTGCTGATACTATTGCTACTGATGGATCTAATAGTTTTTTGATACCTTATTCTCAGAGACCTCATACTTGGTTATATCCACAAAGTAATGAGGGTTGTGAAATGACACTACCATACTTTTTTAATCAAAATGCTTTGAAGGTCACTCTTTTGTCTGATTTTAGTAATATGGGGCGTTTATCTTTTATTAATTATACAACATTACAAAGTGCGAATGGTGCAGTTGGTTCTGGTGTGACTGTGCAAGTTTATGCTTGGGCTGAGAATGTTGAATTATATGGGCCTACTATGGGACCTGCTGTTCAATCCACAGATGAGTATGTTACTCATAGTAATAGCTTGAAACCTAGTGCTTTATTGGCTGTTGCTGGTAGAATAATACCTGATGCAACAATTAGTACATTTGCTACTGCTACTGCTGCAGCATTGGACACTATGGGATATACAAATGTTCCTGTGGTTGATGATGTTATGTCTTATAGACCAATATCATGTGCTCCTCTTGCCACAACTGAACAAGGATTTGGTTTTGAGAAATTGACAGTTGATAATAAGAATGAGTTGACTATAGATTCAGGCTGTGTGGGTTTAAAGACTGAGGATGAGTTGAATCTTTCAAATTTGATTCAAAGAGAATCTTATATTACTCGTGCTACGTGGAGTACGACTAATGCGGCAGCTGATATTTTGTTTAATAGTGTTGTTACTCCTTCAATGGAGAGTTATGTTGCTGGTACAAATCAAACTATAATTCAATCTACTCCTATGGGATATTTTGCTAATTTATTTAATTTTTGGCATGGTGATATTATATTTCGATTTAAGTTCATTGCATCTCCTTTTCACAAGGGTCGTGTACGTATTATGTTTGATCCTGCTGGGATTTCTGCTGAAAATTTAATTTCTGATACAGTTTCATCAACTGTTATTTTTAATCAGATTGTTGATTTGGGTAAGGATACTGATGTAGAAGTTAGAATTCCTTATCTACAAGCGTTACCTTGGTTAAGAATAACTAATCAAGGAGGACAAGCTTGGTCTACATCTTTATCTCCAGCATTTTTATATAATTCTGCATCTTCAAATGGTAACATTTTAATCAGAGTATTGACAGCTTTGTCAGCTCCTGTTGCATCATCAAATGTTCCTATATTAGTTTTTGTTAGAGCTGCTGAAAATATGGAATTTGCTAATCCTGGTGATGAGTTACCTGGTTTTTCTTTGTTTTCTGTTCAGTCAGAGGATATTGTGCAGCATATTGTTGCTGGTGAAACAAAAGATTTGGCTAAGGATAGATATTTGGTTAATTTTGGTGAAGCTATTATATCTTTGAGACAAGTTTTGCGTAGGATGACATTGGTAGATATAAGGAATATTGGAACTTCTGCGTTTACTTTTGGTTTATGGATTCGTACTATGTCAAAGTATCCACCTAGTTATGGTTTTGATCCATTTGGTATAGATACTGCTAAGGGTCTTACGGCTACTACAACTACATTTCCTTTTAATTTTTCAAAATTACAACCTATGGCATATGTTCAACAATGTTTTATTGGTAGTCGTGGTAGTGTTATGTGGCATTTTAATGTTGAAGATACTGGTCCTTCTGGTGCAATAACTATAATGCGTAGACCTGATCTTAATGCTACTGCTGGTATAGCAGTAAAAACGCAAGCTGGCGCCACTGCTAGTACTATAGCTAATTTTTATGCTAAGAATGTACCTAATTATTTTAGTGGTGGTGCTTTGACAAATCAATTTACACAAGCAGGTTTGTCAGCTAGTTTACCTATGTATAATAATTATAAATTTGTTGGGGCTAATTCAGCTCTTGCTACTCAGATGCCATCTTCTGATGGTTCTGGTAATGATGCTTCACAATTGATAGTTTCATACAATGGTAATGCTGGACCTTTGCCAGCAAATATGAAAATATGGTCTTGGGCAGGAATCGGTACAGATTATAGTGTTCAATTCTTTTTGAACTGTCCTACATATTATTTGTATATTGGAACAATTGTTCCTGTTTAAGTTATTTATTTAACTTTCTCCTTAATAAGAGATAAAACTATTAGGCTTTCAATTTGCCATATTAAATTGATTTTATATAAAAGTTATCGATGCGGTCGGTAACTTTCCCTTTTTTGGGTTTTAAAACTTCGGGACTTTAGTCTCTCTTTAGGATATTCAACTTTATGTTGTTTATATATGCATTTTTTGTACATTATGTTATTGAGGCTAGTCCTTGATTTCATAGTAGAAATTTTTAAGCAAG